CAGAGTTATCTGTAAATGATAAATTTCCAGAACCATCTGTAACTAAAATTTGATCTGCTGTACCAGTTGCTGTTGGTAAAGTTAATGTGTATGAAGCTGGAACTGTTCCTGGTGCTTTTAATCCAACATATTCTCCACCAGTTGTATCACCTAATCTTAATGCACCTGTTGCACCTAATACTACGTTTGTTCCATCCCAAGTTAAGTTAGAAGATGCTCCAAAAGCACCAGCATTATTAAATTGAATTTCTGTATCAGAACCTGCAGGATCTGTAGTAACTCCTAATTGTGTATCTACAACATTTGTTCCATCAGAAAAAAGTAATTTAACTCCTTTATCATCAGTTGCAAAAGTTACACCTGTTCCTGAAACAGTTTTAAATTCAACTGTAAAAGCTCCTGTTGTTCCATTACTTATAATATAAGTTTTTTCTATACCATTAGGTATGGTTACAATTTGATTTCCTGTAATTGTTCCCGTTAATTTAATTACAGCATTTCTAGCATTAGAAATAGTTGCATCAGTCATTGCTAATGCAGTTGTTTGTGCACCGCCTGCAATAGATATTGCTTCGTAACCTGCAATCGCTTGTTGTAATAAGTTTAAGTTGGTATTTGTTTTATCGCCCCATGTTCCCGAGTTTTCACCCGTTACCATTAGTTCGAGTTTAAGGTCTGTAGAATAACTTGATGCCATAATTTATATAAGTTTGTAGTAATTAACTAATTTTATTATCCTTATGCTGCTGTGTCAACTTCCACCCATACATTAGTAGTTGATGTATTAATTTCAGTCCAACTATTGGATACTCCTGGAATAACCTTACTCCAGCTTGTAATTCTTGGGCTTCCTAAAGAACTTGTTAAAGTGTTTCCAGAAGGTATTACTATTGCATTTGCGGTTATTGTTACTGAATTTGTTGTAGTTGTTAATGATTGTCCAGATACCTCAGCTATAGAAACTAAGTCAGCATTCCCTTGAGAAATGCTCATAGCTTGGCCTGTTAATGTGCCTGTAATAGCATCTCCTGTTACTGAAACAGAAGATATTGTTGTGTTTAACTGTTCTCCTGTTAAATTTACAAAAGTATTTAAATCAATTGAAACACTATCGATAGATGATGATAATTCTTGACCTGTTAAAGAAACACTTACATCAGTGAAAGCAGTTTCATTACCTAAACTAATGGATAAAGTAAGTGCTGTAGGATCAACAATAGTAGCTGCTGATTGAGAAGCTTCTCCAACAGCTGTTGTTAATGCTACGCCAACAACATTATCAGAAACATTACCATCTGCAGTTACAGATGGAGCTTGAACAAAAGATGTTAAATCTATTCCTGTTAAATTAACATTAACATTTCCAGTAACTCCTTCATTACCGATATTTGTTTGTAAAGTTGTGAGACCAGTTAATAAAACATTTGCATCTGCATTAACAGTTTCATTTCCAATTGATGTTGTTAAAGATTGTCCAGTTACACTTTGATCTACGCTTACAGATATACTTACAGAACCTGTATTTGTTCCTAAAGTATTAAGTGAGTTTCCTTCGCCCCAAGCAAATTCGCCAAACGAACCTTGCCCCCAAGCATCTGTACCTACTTGAACATTAATACCATTATCACCCCAGGCTTCTTCGCCCCATTTATTAGATCCCCAGGGTGATGATGACATATTCTACTCCTTAGCTGATTCTTAAAATCGCTGCAGAAGTAGTAAATGCTGGAAATTGTATTGTAAAAGTTCCCGCTGTTGCTGTCTTGTCTCCGCCAAAATCTAAAACACAAACTGCTTTGTTAGCGTCAGTTGAGTTATAGATTAGTGCACCTCTTGCTGTAAGTGTTACTCCAGTAAAAGATAAATCAGCGAAGTCTACAATAGCGACTCCTGATGCGACTGATGTTTGTTGAGACTGTAATTGACTACCGCCAGCTACATATTGTCCTGATGCCGAAACTTCAGAACCTGTAGTGTAGGAAGTAGTCGCTGCGCCTAATGTTGCTACACTAGTATACAGCGCTAGTTTAAATGCATCACCACCTGTATCAAGGTCGTGTACACCGTCAAGTAATTCTTTTTTAAAAGAGTTACATACTGCTTGTGATATTGCCATAAAATTTTCTCCTTAATAAATTTTAATTATTGGGTGAAGGCGAAGGTATTTTAACTCTAGGCACTCCATCCGTATATTCATCTCTTCTTCTTCGACCCATTTGCTCTAAGGCGTAAGATTGAATAGCCTCATTATACCTGTTTTGATATAAATTGTACATATCAGCAGGTCCTTTAAGATAACCATAAGCTTCAACTAAACAAGCATATAATAACACATCAGGAGCTTGTTTAGATAAATCTGTTTGAGTATTAGACGCACTTAAAGCTGGTGGAGATGGAATATAATTTAATTGTATTTCATAATTGCTATCAGGTGTTGGTGCAACTACAATATTATCATCATCCCAATTTGCATAATATTTTGGCTCTCCAGTCGTACCATCATTATTGTATTCTGATATAAAACTAGTATCCCTTTTATCTAAAAAAGTTCTTGTAGATCCATTTATAACTTGTACTGATCTTACTATATGTGTGTCTGTAGGTAATAATATATATCTATTACCTGAAGTAAAATTTGAAGTTGCATAAACTCTTGCATAATCTGCATCAACTTCTCTAAAAATTCTAAATTCAGCATCTCTTATAAAACCATCAACAATCGTTGATGTTAAAACAGTTGAATCAACCTCAGTATAATCTCTTATTTTTGTAACTAATTCTGCGTATGTCATACAGGAACTCCATTAACTAAAACTGTAATTTTTCCAACTCTAGTACCCATTTGTCTTTTATTATTTTCTTCAAGAGGTGATATTGATGGTTGCATACCATTAGAAGTAAATTGTCCATCCCAATACTGAGGATCTAAATAAACAGTTACAGGAGCAGCTCTTTGTGGTCTTGCATTCCATAATGCAACAGGGTCTGCCATATGTGGTTTAGGATCTAGTTGTGGGTGTTTAGCTTCAAACTCTGATGTATGCACCCAAGAACCATTCCATTCTTTTACCATTTCTCTATATGGAAAAGCTTGTCCTGATCTATCAGATATGGATTGTGCGTATTTACCTTTTGCGTATGCCATTATGATCCTTGTGGGTAATAAACATTAGGTGTGATGTAAACAGATGTTCTTTGACCATCTTCATCTAATGCTCTTTTTAATTCATCTTCGTATAACATTTTTAACATTTGAACTCTATCTAGTGCAATTTTTTGTGATAAATAAAACGCTAATCCTGAAACCATACAAGGATAAAATCTAAATGGCATATCAGTTGTATTAGAGTAAGCTCCTGCATCTTGTATTCTTGCAAGATAATAATAGAATATATTTGTCACGGCGCTCGTATCAGGAGCCAGATATAAACTTATAGTTGGTGTAATTTGTCTGTTTACGTAATACTGAGAAGGAGTTCCTGTATCAGTCTTATTTGGAATAGCAATATATTCAGATCTAGAAATTTTAGTTAATGTTTGTTGAGTACCACCTGTTGTAGTTACAACAGCTTCAAGTACATCATTACAATCACTTGGTGTATTGTAAGTTGCTGTTCCGTTTACAAGAGTTAATGTTTCTGATTTTACTTTCCAAAGATTAATTCCTCTATTTCCCCATTCAGAAAATAAAAGATTTAAACTTCTTCTAGCAGATTTAATATCGTGACCTGAATTAGTTCTTACACCACATCTTTCGTAAGCTTCTTCAATAGCTTCGTCAATCGTGATATTAAACGATGTAGTTCCCGATGTAGCCATTTCATAACCTTACGCTTTAATTGCTTTTTGTAAATCTAAAGGTAATTTTTTTTGCTTTTCAGTAAGCATTCCAGTTTTAGCTTTCATCATCTTACCGTATTTAGCTTTTCCAATTTTACCAGTCATTTTGTAGGCTTTGTGCCCACCGCCCATTTTCATCATAATAAACTCCTATAATTGATATAATATAATAACACTAGGACTTACTTTAGTAAATCTCCATAATAAGATACTAAACTAGGGTTAGATAACTCAACATCACCTGAATCGTGTTTTACAAATTTACCAAAATACTCACTTCTTTTTTTATATTCACCAGAAGTTTCAGTCTCCATAATTGGTCTATGTGATTTAGCATGATCAACTGATAAACCTTTTTGTGCTTTTTTTGGTTTAGGAACACAGTTAGGTACTTTTCTACCATTCTTAGTTTTCATACCAACCATTTCGTACCCTTCCCAACAAGGTCCTTTTTTAGCCATTAGATACCCTCCTCCAAAAATACTTTAGTTTTTTTACAAGCACATTGTTTAATACCAAATATTTTACAAATTATTTTTTTAATAATTTTCATTACTTTTAAATCTTTTTCTATTGTACAATTTCTTAGATTGTATCACTTTAGGTTTAAACAGTAAATGTCTTAGAATTCTTGCGATTGGGTTTCTTTTTAACTTGAAGTTTCTTTTTTTCTTTTCTCGCACCACGAAGTTTACCTTCAATTTGTTGAGGAATAGATGATCTTGATATTGCCATATTAGTTCCAAGGTTTATAATTTACTTTACCATCTTCTCGATAAGCAATCAAGGATTCCTTTTTATTTAAATCTGTTGAATAACTGCAATGGACCCACCCTGATGATGGTTCTCCTTCTTTGTAGAACTCAAGAATTAATTGATTCCAAAT